CGGACTGGGGTTCCTCGTCATCGCCGCGCCTGCGGCCAGGGTGGTTCGTCATGCGGCAGATCATCCCACAGGGCGGCGGTGAGGAATGGGCACCGATTCGGCCGTGGCCCGCGAGACCGCGTGGCTGGCCACGGCCGGTGATTCCCTCCCGGCGCTGCCGTCATCGGCGGGCGGCCCGTGGGATGTGATCGCCGCCTACGAGCAGGGCGCCCAGACCAGGACCCAGGCCACCGCGATCTACGTGACCCGCGGCCGGGCCGAGCAGGTGCGGGTGGGGAACCAGCGGGTCCGCCCCCGGTACCCGATGCGGCTCGAACTGCACTGGCCGGTGAGGGCCACCAGCCCCGGCGGGTCATCCATCGCCGCAGTGGAGGCGCAGGCGTTCGATGACGCAATCGAGCTGCTGCGGCAGCGGGTCACCGGCCCGCTCGGGGATAAGACGCACGGGGGACGGTTCCTGTCCGCGGCGGAAGTCAAAGGGGCACCGGGGTTCGAGGTGACCTTCGAGCCGGCCGGGGAGACGATCAGGGCGGCGAAAGAACTCCGCGCCATCGCTTCGTACTGGGTCGATGACTTCGAGGTCAACGCCTGACCCCCTCAACATGAAACGGTCCCCCTCCGGCTGGGCCGGAGGGGGACCGCAGGGCGGTTGCTCAGTCGTCCTCTGCCGCGAGCATGGCCGCGAACGCCGCCTCAATCTGCGCCTCCAGGCCGGCCTGCATCCGCGCCTTGACCTCAGGGTCAGCCTCGGCAACGAGGGTGATGACGGTCGCGTCGGACAGAAGCGTCGTGCCCCGCGCGCCGGGTGCGGACCACTCCAGCATGGTGAAGTCCCGCAGGCTGCCGCAGGAGCCCACGATCGTGCCCTGCCAGCCTTCGACAGTGACCACGGCAGGCCAGTGGGCGGGGATCTTGATGGTGTCGCCGAGCCCGGCGTCGTAGAGGATCATCGGTCAGTCCTCCCCGCTGAGGGTAGCGAGCGGGTAGACCTCCACACCGAACGCCGCGCACAGGGCCTCCAGTTCGGTGCCGGTGAGCGCGTCGATGCGGCCCATCTCGGCGAGCCTGCGGGCGGCTTCCTCGTGGCCGGCGTCGACCTCGGACAGGACGGCGCTGGCGGTGATGGCGTCATCGACGGTCAGGGTGCGGCGGTGGCGGCCGGCGTAGGTGGCGGTGGTCATGGCAGTGCTCCTTTACTGCTCGTCGGTGCTGTCGTCTAGCACCGTGATCAGGTCGGCCACTCCCCGCAGGACGGGGGGCAGGCTGGCCGGGACGGGGTGCTTCGCGTGCCGGGGATGGTAGGCCATCGCTCACGCCGCCTTTCCGCTGGCAACGAGGATTCGCGCCCCGGCCACGTGGTAGCAGAACTTGGCCGTCGTGACCCGGAGGCCGTGGGGGCAGTTGCAGTTGCCCTTGGCGCTGGTCAGGTAGGTGTCCGTCCCCTTGCTGGAGACGGCGCGGAACACGCCCGGCCGGCCGGTGGGGATCAGGCCGCCGTCGGCGATGAGCTCGCGGGCCTTGTCGACCTGGGCCTGGGCGAAACCGCGGATGGCCTCGTTCAGCATGGCGAGGCGGACGCGCACCGCGCAGATACGCCCGTAAGGGGCGGCGTGGCGGGCTGCGGCGGCGGAGTGGAAGTGGCGCACGCGCCCGCACTTGAGGCACTTGGCGGTGTGCTCGGTGGCGTTGCTCATAACCTGAATCGTACAACGAGTCCCTAGCGTCCCGCAAGTCATCTGGTACATTGGGTCGCATGGATGAACTACCGATCGCCGAAGCCCGCGCCAACCTCTCCGACGTCGCCTCAAAGGTGCGCTACACCCGCGAGCCCGTATGCCTCACCCGGCGCGGGACACCGCAAGTGACGCTCGTCCCCACCGACATCGGGGATCTCATCGAAGCCGCAGGCGGCACGGACAAGGCAGCCGAGATCCTGCGCCGCGCGACCTGACCGAGCACGCCGGGAGGTTCCCCGCCCCGTGCTGGTCCTCTACCTGCTCGGCGTCATCACCGGCATGATCGTCATGGCCTCGCTCAGGAAGTAGGGCCGGGAGGTCGCGGTGACCTACTCGGTTCTGTCCGCGACCGCGAAACTCGGCATCGCCGCCGAAACCACCGCCGCCACCTACGAGACCCCGTCGTTCACGGTCCCGTTCACGGCAGGCACCAAGTACCGTTCGGCGATCACGCAGCTGTACGATCGCACCGTCCGCGGCACCGACGCGGACACGCAGGCCATCGCCCAGGGCCACTACTGGTCCGACTGGGCGATCACCGCCGGGGCGTACCCCGACTGGGCCGGGTGGCTCTACAGAGGGATGATCGGCCCCGACACGTTCACGCCGGGTACCGTGACTACGTTCGCCGCCGCGGCGCTCCCCGGTGCCACCTCGGTCAGCCTGGAGGCCGCGCCGCCGGCTAGCTCGGTGCTCATGCTCGGCACCGGGACCGCCCTGGAGTACGCGCAGGCCGGCACCCCGTCCGGCCCCGGCCCGTACACGGTGCCCCTCACCAGCGCCCTCCAGTACGCGCACGCCGCCGGTGACCCGGCGCAGTCGCAGGCCACCCACCTGTTCCGCCAGGACCGGCCCCTCGGCACCGGCTGGCCGTCGTACTCCCTGACCACTGATGACGGCGTAGACCAGCTCGGGTGGCCCGGCTGCATCCTCGGCAGCACCCGCCTCCAGATCACCGCCGCCGGCTACGCGAAACTCGCCTCCACCTGGTCCGGGTTCCCCCCCGGATCCGTGGCCACGTTCGGAGAGGACCAGTCCGCCGCGCAGCCGTTCGCCGGATGGTCGTGGGCCATCACCACCGCAGGCGGGACCTCCACGCGGGGCGTCGCCCTGGACCTGGCCCTGACCCGGGCCCTGGACATCGTGCCCGGCCTGAACGGCTACCAGGGGCCGTATGTCATCGGCGCCGGGCCGATGCGCGCCACCGGCTCATACACGGCCATCTACGACACCCCCGCTGACCTGAACCTCTACCGGCAGGCCATCCAGGAACCGGCCGTGTGGGTCCTCTCCCAGCCGGCCCTCCAGGGGGGCGCGTCGATCACGGCCACCCTGTCACTGTCCGGGTGGACGCAGGGTGCCGTATCACTCGGCGAGCAGTACGTGAGCGCGAACTACCGGCTGTCGGGCATCGCCAATGCGGCCGACTCGCCCGAATCGGGGGTGGCCAGCGTCGAGCTCAGCAACTTCTGGAACGCCGCCTACACCTGACCTCCGCTTACGGCTTCCATTCCTTCCGGTAGTCCGGGTGGTCACTCCAGACAGCGGCGAGGAACAGGAGCGTCGGGCACGGTGCGCGGAAACGCCTCGCGTCGGCGTGCCCCATGCCTGTATGCGCGATGGCCGTGCAGACACGGCAGCGATCGGCGTCACGGCCCCCGTTCGCCGGCCCGTGCTGGGCCAGGATCGCCCGCTTCGCCCCGGCCTCGCGGAAGACCCGGGCCGGGTCATGGCGGGCGATGTGGGCCGTCAGTCCGGTGATGTGACCTTCGATCAACGGCTCACCATCCACCAGGACTACGCCGATTGCCGGTTCTTCCGCCACCCAGCACTCAGTTAGCCCGGCAGCCTCGCGCGCTATCGCCTCGTCCTCGTCCAGCCGGGCGGCCAGGAACGCCGCCAGATGCTCTCCGTCGCCGCTCATGGCCGCCACCTTAGCCCCGCTCCCCTTCTCGCTGCGTCTTTTGGAGGCCGTCCCGTGCTGTACCGATTCACCGGCACCGAGCGTGTCTACCCGGAGACCAGGGACGCCGCGGGCAGGCACCTGGGCCTGGTCGAGCCGGGCGACGTGCGGCCCTTTGAGGCGGCCCCGGATCACATGTGGACGCCAGCAGACAGCGAAGAGGCCGCACCGGAGCCGGAAGCCGAGCCTGCGGCACCTGAGCCCGCACCTGATGGTCCCCAGCCCGCAGCACCAGCAGTCATCCCGGGCGCCTAGCCCACCCGTTCCCCCGTCAGCAACGCCCGAAAAGGGGTGGTTTAGGTGCCGCCGTCGATCCCGACCTCGCTCTACCCGGTGTTCGAGTCCAGCTTCCTGGCAGGCAAGGAAGGCGCATCCTCACCCGGGACCGCCGCGACCGCGTTCACCGGCATCCCCACCGGCCCGCTCGCCATCGCCCCCCACTACACGCCCCTCGAAGACGACAACCTGCGGGGCAGCAACGTCAAGGTCTTCGACCTTCAGTTCGGGTCACGGTGGGCGGAGATCACCATCCCCGAATCCCCCTGCTACGCGGACACGGTGGGAATCCCGCTGCTGGGCTGCCTCGGCGACTACTACTCCACCGGCACCGCAGGTTCGCCGACGTGGACGACCTCCGGTGCCCTGTCGCCGGGTGCCGGGCCGGTCGCGGTCACGTCCGGGTCATCCGCGGTCGCCGGGACGTACATCCAGATCGACTCCACGGCCGGCGACACCGAGGTCGTCAAGGTCGGCACCGGGTCCACCGCGACGTCCATCGTCATCGACTCGTCGACGCCGATCCGGTTCTCCCACCTGACCGGGATTGCCGTCACGACCGTCACCGGCCCCTACACGCATTATTTCTCCGTGCTGAACATGACGTCCAGCACGGGCAGCACCAGCGCGCAGCCGCCCACCTACACGGTCCTGCACCGCAACGGGATCGCCCCGACGTACAGCGCCGACCAGTACGTGTACGGGCATTTCAGCAAGCTGAAATTCCAGGCGAAAAAAGACGGCTGGTTCGTCTGGGACGGCCAGGTCACCTCCTATGTCAGGAGCGTGCCCGCCTCCAACATCACCCCGTCGTTCTCGACGGTGACCGGGCTGCCGACGTGGCGGTCGACCGTCAGCCTGGCAGGCGGCCAGGTTTTCAACGTGACCGACCTGACGATCGACCTCAGCCGCGACCTGGATACCGTCCCGGCCGCGGACGGCGTGCAGGACCCGTACGTCATCGGCACGGGCCCGCTCACCGCCACGTTCAACCTGGACTTCGACGTCGCCGCGAACGAGACGGTCCTCACCTACCTGGAGGGCAACACCAAGCCGACGTTCTCGTGGACGATCAGCAACGGGCTCACCGGCACCAGCGAATACTCGTTCTCCATCGCATCGCAGCTGGCCGGATTCAAGAACACGCCGCTGTCTATTATGAAGTCGTTCTGGGGATTCAAAACGGCCGGCAGCCTGATTGCGAGCACGACCAACGCGGGCAACAGCGGGGGGTACAGCCCGCTCATGGTGACCTTGATCAACCAGACACCCACGTACTGAAAGCGAGCGCCATGACGATCAAAGTCCCGCTGCCCGGCGGCGACTGGGCGGAAATGCGGGACGTCAGCGACCTCACCGGAGCCGACCAGGACGCCTACTACGACAAACTTGACGACCTCCGGGCCCGCCGGGAGACACCGGGCCTGCCGGAACGCCCCGACCCGGCCAACCCGGCGGTGATGCTCCCCGCCCAGCCCGCCGTGCCGGGAACCCTGACCGGCGGGGACCTGCGGGAACTGCGGGACTCCACACTGGGCCGGCTGATCACCTCATGGTCGCTGGACGCCCGGCTGCCGCTCACCCGGGAGACACGGCGGGCCCTGCCGCTGACGGTGTGCAACGTGCTGTACAAGGCGATGGAGCCGATGAGCTCCGCCCTGTCCGGCGCGGTCGAGGAGGACGTCCCAAAACCGGGGAGTACGCCTACGGAGGAGCAGGATGGCTCCGGTGGCTCGCCGGGTACGTCGCCGGACGGTACGCCGAGCCTCCTCCCGGCGCCCGCGGCGGTGCCGTCCGGCACGCCATAGGGATCGTGACGGGCCGGTACCACCCCAGGGGGCCGGGGGATGTGCCGCTCGAGGTGGCGCGTCTGCTAGGCCCGGTGTCGGTGGCAGTGGCGGAGGCAGCCAAGCGGGGACGGTGATCCGTGAGCGCTCTGTCCGCGTGGGCGGAGAAGGTCGCCGCGGCGGCAGCCCGGATCGAGGCGGACCTCGCCATCGAGGTGGCCCGCGCCCAGTCCAAGGACTTCCTGGCGATCGAACGGGCCGTCACCCCGAAAAAGACCGGGAGACTCGCCGAATCCGAGGCGGTCGACGGGGTGTCCGGCGGCGGGACCCACGCGGTGGGTGTCGTGTCACCGCACATCATTTACGCCGAGTTCCGCAACGACGGCGGGACGATCTCCGCGCATGCCGGGCTGGGGCGGATGGGTTTGCGGCCGCATACGCTGCACTGGGACGGGGGAGGGTTCCCGCTGCATGTCACCCAGAAGGGTGCCCATTACGTGCAGAAAGCGGAGGCGATCGGCCGGGGTGCCCTGACCGGCACCGCTGAAGTGGTCATCGCCGGGTTCCTCGACTTTTAGGCGGCCTCTCCCGTCGCTGCGGTTTCTGCCTGGGGTGGTGATCTGCCGTGGGCGATATTGTCACGACGATCACCGTTGATGTTGAGGGTGCAGGCAGTCTCGACGCGCTCGCCGACGCGGCCGAACGGGCCGCCGCCGCAGTCGACAAACTCGACGCGTCGCTCGGCAAGGGCCTGGACGCGTCTGCCGGCGCGGCGGGCATGGACAAGATGGCCGCAGACATGTCCGCGGCGCTCAGCAAAATCCAGGCGCAGGTCGACGCGCTGGACAAGGCGATGGCCGACATCGGGAAAGCCGGCGCCGGCGGGGATGCGGGTGCGGCGTCGCTGGCGAAGATCGGCGACGCGGCGAAAGGCGCTGCGGCTGAGGCTGACGCGATGGCCGCCAGCGTCGGCCGGGCCGACGACACCCTGAAAGGGCTCGGGGGGACCGCGGACACGTCGGCGGCCGGGCTGTCCCGGCTGTCGGACGCCGGCAAGGCCGCCGCGGAGACGACAGCCGCACTGAAAGACACCTCCGCCGGGGCGGCGGACGGCCTGAAAGGCATCGGCGCCGGCGCGGACCTGAGTGCGGCGCAGATGGCCGAATTCAACAAGGTCATGGCCGACTCTGCGGCGATGCAGGCGCAGACAGCGAAAGTAAGCGCGGACGCGTCGCTGGCGATGGCCCGGTCCTCCCAGGTGCAGGCCGACGCCAAGACCTCGCTCGGCACCACGTCGGTCGAGCAGGACGCGGCGATGGCCCAGTCGGCGAAATCAGCCAAGCTCGCCCAGGAAGACGCCGCAGCGTCAGCGGAAGCGTCAGCGTCCAAGCATGAGACGGCCCTCCTGGCGGTCGCCGCCGCCGCCGGGTACGGCATCTACAAGGCCGCCCAGCTGCAAACCCAGGTCACCCGCCTGTACACCACAGCCGGGGAATCCCAGCAGAACCTCCCGATGATCACCCAGGGGATCCTCGGCCTGTCCGGGCAGACGAATACCAGCCAGGCGCAGCTGGCGCAGGGCGCCTACTGGGTGGAGTCCGCCGGGTTCCACGGGCAGTCCGCGCTGAACATCCTCAAGGCCGTCGCTGAGGGGTCGCAGTCGGAGGGTGCCCCGCTGCAGGACGTCGCGAACGCCACCACGTCGCTGATGAACGCGTACGGGATGAAAGGCACCGGCCCGCAGGCGATGCAGGCCGTCAACCAGATGCTCGCCGTCGTCGGCGAAGGCAAGATGACGATGGCCCAATTGGCCACCGCGCTGCCTGCTGTGCTGCCGCTGGCCGCCTCCCACGCCCCCGGCGGGCAGCCGATCTCGTTCAGCCAGGTCGGCGGGGCGCTGGCCACGATGACCGGGATGGGGTACTCCGCGCAGTGGGGTGCGCAGCACCTCTCCCACACGATCGGCGCCCTGCAGAACCCGAATCAGCAGCAGTCCCTGTACATGCAGCAGTTCGGCCTGAACCCGAACGAACTCGCGAAGAACCTCGGGTCTCAGGGCCTGACCGGCACCCTGTCCCAGATCCAGACCCATGTCCTGTCGCACATGGGCAAATCCGGCATGGTCATGCTCAAGGCGATGAACCAGGCATCGTCGTACCTGGACGACGCCAACCGGATGCTTCCCGAACTGCCTAAGAGCGTTCAGGGGATCGCCCAGCAGTATGAGCAGGGCAAGGTCACCGCCGCGCAGTGGCAGCAGGAAATGTTCAAGGGCGGCGAATCGGGCATCGCGAAGGCGGACCTTGAGCAGTTCGGCCTGAACGTCAACAAGGCCCACCAGTTCAACCCGCTGCTCGCCGCCGGTCAGCCGGCCGCGATGGCGTACCAGGCGGCCATCAGCAAGATCATGGGCGGGTCGGTCGGCGAGCAGACATTCATGTCGCTGATGGGTGAGCATCTCGGCACGTTCAAGGACAACGTGAACACCGCCGGGGATGCGGTCAAGCAGACCGGCAGTGATGTTAAAGGCTGGTCGCAGGTCCAGGACACCCTGAACTTCAAGATCGGGTCGTTTGAGAAGAGCCTGGAGGCGGTCGCCACCGAGGTCGGCGGGGCGGCGCTGCCGGCGGCGACGGACGTGATGAAGGGCCTGTCCGGTGTGGCGGGGTTCCTCGCGTCGAACCCGGAACTGGCCAAGGTCGCCGCCACCGCCGGGGGTGTTCTCGGCGCGGGGTATCTTGCCAGCAAGGTCGCGTCCCCGGTGATGACGGGCCTGCACGCGGTCGGGACGGTCGCGGAGAAGCTGAACATCCCCGGGCTGTCCAAACTGGCGAACATCGGGCAGGACTCGGGCCTGACCGGGGCGGCCACGGGCCTGTCCGGCGCCGCAGGCAGCCTGGAAGGGGCTGCCGGGAGCTTGGAGGGGGCCGCGGCGGCACTGAAGGGTGAGGGGGCGCCGGGGAGCCTTCCCGGCGCGGCGGGCCGGGCTGAGGGTGCTGCGGCGGCAGGCGAAGGGGACGCCGCAGCAGCAGCCGAAGGTGCGGGCGGCGCCGGCATCTTCGCCAAGATCTTCGGGAAGGGCGGCGCGGCGGGCACCCTGTCCGCGATGGCCGGCCCGGTCATGCAGGGCATCGGCCTCGGCCTGATCATCAAGGGCCTCGGCGACGAACTCGCCCCGAAAGGCAGCGCGGCCGGGAACTACAATGCGATGTTCCAGCGTCAGGCCGCCCAGGGCCCTGGGCCGGCGTCGCAGCTGCACCCCAACGTGTTCGGCGGGTTCGAGGGCTGGATGACGCAGCACATCGGCCAGCAGGTCGGCGGGGTCATCGACAGTATCTTCGGTATCGGGAAGCCATCCACGGCCGCGCCCAGCAACTTGCCTGCCGCGCCTCGGAACGTCGGTGTCGCCGAGCCGGGGTACGGCCGGTTCGGGCCCGCAGGGCTGCCGTACGGCAGCCCGGAGATCAAGCCGAAGATCATGCCGCCGGACCTGTCCGGGTTCACCGCTCAGCTCGCCCAGGCGATGCACCTGCAGCCGGTCAGAATGCCGCCGCCGGACCTGTCCGCGATGAACGCGGCTAAGCCGCAGATTTCGGCGGCGCTGATGGCCCTGTCCGCGGTGCACCCGGCGCCGATCAAGATACCCGCCCCGGACCTGTCCGCGCTGAACGCGGCGAAGGGGCAGGCGCAGGCCGCCGGGTCCGCCGCAGGGGCCGGGTTCGCCGCCGGGGTCGCCTCCGAAACCGGGGCCGCCGCCGCAGCCGGTGCGGCGCTCGCCGCCGCAGCCGAATCAGCGATGAAAGTCCACCTGCAGATCTCCTCACCATCCAAGGTGACGGAGAAGATCGGCGAGGAGAGCGGCACCGGCCTGGCCAAGGGCCTCACCGAGGCCAGCAGCGCCGTCAAGTCCGCCGCCGCCGGCCTGGCCCAGAACGCTGCGGGCACAATCAAGGCCGCTACGGCGTCGATCGGGTCCGACAGTGTGGCCAGCCTCCTCCAGGGCTTGCAGGGCGGCCAGTCCAACCAGCAGAACGCCACCGCAGCCCTGTACGGGGCGCTGGCCAACCCCGACGCCGTGACGACGATCCAGCAGACGATCCAGCAGCTCACCCAGGACATCCCCGCCGGGAAAGACACCGGCCTGGTCAGATGGCTCGGCCAGCAGCAAACCAAACTGGACTCGCTGGCGAACAGGCAGGGTGCGCTGATGGCGCAGATCAGCGACGCGCAGCAGGCCGCCACCCAGCAGATCTCCGCCTCGTCGATCACGGGCGCGGGTGCGTACACCCCGGCGATAGCCCAGTCCGGCGGGCCGCAGTCCGCGCAGTCGACCATCACGGGCATGGGGTACATGTCGGCGGACACGCAGCAGTTCGCCGCCCAATTGGCCCAGTTGCAGAAGATGGGCCTGAACGCCACGTCGCTGTCTCAGCTGGCGCAGGGCGGCGCGACCGCCGGCCTGCCCATCACCGAGGGGCTGGTGTCCGGCGGGAAGGGCGCCATCGCGCAGATCAACGCACTGGAAGCGAAGATCATCGGCGCGTCCAAGTCGATCGGCACGACCGCCGGGCCGGCGATGTACCAGTCGGGCCTGCAGGTCACTGACCAGCTCGCCCAGGGGCTGAAGGATGAGCTGGCCCAGGTGGATAAGGAGATGACCGCGGAGGCGAACGCGGTCATCAAGGCGGTGCAGAAGGTGCAGGCTACCGCCTCGTCCTCGTCGTCCTCGTCGGGCAGCACGGCGGCCAGCAGTACCGCAGGGACGGCGGGGACGGCTGCCACTGCGGCGAGCACGGCCGGGCTGGGGAAGATCGGCCCGGCGGCGTCCGGCGCGGCCTCCGGCCTGTCCGGTGTGGCGTCGGCGGCTGCCTCCGCGGCGGCCGGGCTGTCCGGCCTGTCTGCGGCGGCGTCCGGGGCGGCGGGTGCGCTGGGGAAGATCACGGCGGCGCTCACCCCGGCCGCGAAACCGGGCAGCGGCCATGGCGGTGCCCTGCAGCCGATGGGCGGCGGCGGGTCCGCCGGCGGCGGCACCACGACGCATGTGACGCATGTGACGCATGTCCACGTGGCGGGCAGCGTGATCGCCCAGCAGGACCTCGCCGACCACATCCAGACCGTCGTCTTGGCGAAAAATTCAGACAACTGGCAGGCCGGACTCGTCCTGCCCGGCCGGGCGCTATAGCCCCCGTGCGGGAGGGCTGTTGAGCAAGATCACCGCGTACGGGTCGCTGTCCACACCGCAGCCCGATGACGTCCTGCCGATCGTCGACGTCCACGACACCACCATGGCGCCGACCGGGACCACCAAGAAGATCACGGTCGGGAACCTCATGCCGGTGGACTGGGTTAACGTCACCCACGCTCCGTATAACGCCGACCCGACCGGTTCGGTCGATTCGACGGCGGCGATCCAGGCGGCGTGGGACAGCGGCAAACCGGTCTACATGCCCGCCGGCGACTACCTGGTCTGCACCGGGGGCACCTCCCTCACCTGGCAGGCCGGCCTGGTCGTCTTCGGCGACTACGCCGGGACCTACCCGGGTGAGGACACCATCACGGGTGTCACCTACCTGCACCGGGCAGCATCGGCGAACTGCGACGTGATCCAGGTCCCCGACGGCACGAACTACGGCCGCATCCAGGACATCGCCATCGACGGGAATAAGAGCAACAACTCGTCTGGCATCGGCATGAACATCGAGGACGGGGCATCCGGGCAGGAAACCCAGATCATCATCGAGCGGTGCTTCTTCCACGACAATCCCGGCTCCAACCTGTACCTGGGCAGCAACCGGCGCGCGAACAAAGTCCAGTACGGGGTATTCAACTATTCCGGGTCCGACGGGATTACCGTCTGCGGGTCAGACAACCTGATCATGTCCAACATCATCGGGTCGAACGCCCGCGCCGGGATCAACCTCGGCTCGACGGTCACGCAGAACTGGGCCTCGTTCGGCAGCAACACCAACTCGACCACCACCCACATCTTCAACAACGACATCTACGGTAACAACGTTGGCATCGCCATCCCGTCTAACGCCACCCGGTCGATGATCGTCGGGAACGGGATCGACCGGAACAACTACCAGGGCATCACCGTCTACAACGATGATTGCAATGTCATCATCGGGAACGCGTTCCACTCCAACGGGCAGGCCGCAAACAACACCTACGCCCACATTGATCTCGCCTCCGGGGTCACAGGCGTTGTCATCGATGACAATACGTTCGGGCCCCTGGACTCCGGTGTATCGAATCTGTGCTCGTACTGCGTTGACGTGGAGTCCTGGTCGGGGTCCGGGGGGATCATCGCCGGCAATATCGGGCAGGCCGACACGGCCAGCCCCGATACCGTGGGCGGCCTGGTCAACTCCCAGTCGAACACGGTTTCAGCGGTACGGCTGTCAAACGCAGGCGCGCTTATCCAGGGGTCCGGGAATGATGTTCTCGATCTGAGGAACTCGTCGGGGACGCTGATCACGAAGGTCACCAACGGCGGGACACTGGCGCATACCGGCGGCGCTATGCAGCTGAGCGGTCATTTCGTCGCACTGCTCAGCACGCTGCCCGGAGTGGCGAACGGCACGTACTGCACGGGCGCGGCCATCGGGGCTGACTCCAGCGACATCGCGGGGCTCATCTCGGCGACGATGACCGCATCTCCCGCAGCCGGGTCGCTGATAGTCGTGACTTTCCACACGGCTTTCACGAACACCCCGGCGGTTGTCATTACCCCGTCGAACATCTACGCCGCGCAGATCACGACCTATGTGACCGTCACTAACAGCGGGTTTACGGTCGCGGCTGCGACCACACCGCCTGCCGGGGTTGACAGCCAGGCGGTGTCCTGGGATTACGCAGTCACCGGCCAGAACGCCTGAACTGGGCTTGCACCTCGCCCTGGCACCCGGAAGGAGACCCGGATGCCGCTCTCCACCGCGGACATCAACAGCCTGCTGTCCACCTGGGCCACCAGCGCCCCCTACATGTCGGCGCACTCCGCCTGGTCGGCCAGCGGGGCGAATGAGCTGTCCGGCGGGTCCTACGCCCGGGTCGCGGTCACCTGGGGCAGCCCGGCGGGCGGCGCCATCGCCCTGTCCGGCACCCCGTACACGATCAACGTCCCCGCATCATCCACGGCCGCGTTCGTCGGGTTCTGGTCCGCTGCCAGCGGCGGGACGTTCGCGGGGATGTTCCCCGGCGGCAACGCCCCCGCCTACACGTTCGCCGCCGCCCAGTCGACCGGCGTGTTCCTCGCCCCCGGGTCGACGTACAGCAACGGGCAGGAAGCCGTCATGTTCCCGGTGCCCGGGTCGGTCCTGCCGGGCGGCATCACCGAAGGCGCCGTCTACTACATCATCGGCGTGTCGTCGGACACGTTTGAGGTGTCAACTACGTCGGGCGGGTCAGCGGTCAGCCTGTCGTCGGACGGGTCGGGGTTCGTGCAGGTGATCACCCCGGAGACGTTCTCGTCAGCCGGTACATATTCCGTGACGGGAGTCACGGTCACGGGCGTGTGAGGCTGGCTGCACTCTTCGCGTCCGGTCCCGAGTGATGCCCCTTCTCGCTGCCTGGAGGGGGCGAGGGCATGCCGAGCGCCACGTTTTCGTCCTCCGGCACGTGGCCTGTCCCGGCTAACTTCGCGCCCGGCTCCCTGCAGGTCTACGCGACCGGTGAGGGCGGCAACGGGGGGACCGCTTCCAACGGCGTCCACTCCGGCGGCGGCGGCGGCGGCGGCGCGGTGGGCGGGGAGACGAACCTCGGCGGTGTCACAGCCGGGGTCACGACCCTCACGGTCACGATCGGGACGGGCGGCACCGGGACGGACACGACCGTCACCGGCGGGTCGGTCACGGTCACCGGCGCGCACGGCGGGAACGCGTCAGGGAACACCGCCGGGAACGGGGGCGCGGCCGGGTCTAACACGGTCGCTGAGGCGGGCGGCAACGGCGGGTCTGGTGTGGGCGG